TTTTACCGTCTCGACTGCATCGTCCGTCAGCCCGTTGATCTTGAGAGCAGCCTTCTGAATCCTCATCAGACTTGCGAGGCCCTTCTTGCGAAGCTTGTCGACATCCTCTTCCGTGAAGATTCGCCGCCCGTTTTCGTCTACAGCACACATCACAATGATGCGAACTGCAGAGTGCAGCTTTTTGTCCGCCGTACCCTGAAAGGCCAGAGCCTCATCAGAAGTCATGGGGCGGAGTCTCACAACTCCGCCCCATTCAGGAACATTGACCTCGTGAATCGTGATGTCCTCTGCTCCGAGGATGTCCGCTGCCGACAGAACCTTCGTTTCCACGTCTCCCTCCTTGGGGCCTTGCCCCGAAACGAGTTGAACGACTAAACTACTGGATCGTCATCAGCCCGGTGGGCCGGACCGTCACTTCGGCCGTGAGACCGTCGTCGACCGGAGCCGCCGGAGCCAGGTTGGTCACGTAGCCCGAGAACAGCCACTCGGTGCCTTCCGGATACGTGACGCGCCATACGTCTCGGTACCCATTCTCCCACGAATCCTGAAGACCGGTCAGGTGATCGTGAGTCGCGATCGACGGGTTCCAGCCGATCGTGAACGACAGCTCTCCCTTCCTGCGAATCCCGACGACGAACGTCTCCTCGATCTCGTTGTGAGACGTCGTCTCGATCGGGTTCCGCATGAGAGGAGGGGGTGTGATGTCGCGCAGCTCGCCGATGGTCACGAAGGGACCAGCGCCCTGAGTCTGCCGCGCGATCAGCGTACCCTGTGCGGAGATTGCCTGGGACATCTTCTACTCCTTCCCTACGGTGTGATCGTCTGGTTGTGTACCGTGGAAAGAGCACCGTAGGCTGCTCTTGCCATGGTTCTTGCGTCGACATACGCTGCCGCGCGTGCTACGATGAGCGCTGTTGGACGAAGGATTGCCGGAGTCGTCTCGTTGTGAATCCATTCCGGCAAAGTTCCACTCGTTTCGATGACTGAAAGGAATGGTCCGTTTCCACTAGGGATTGCTGCCATCGTGCTTCCAAACACATTTCTTGGGCTCAGAGACACAACACCAGCATCCACCAGAATCTTCACCAGTTCTTCGATCAGGTCGCTCCCTCCAGTAGACGGATACTTCCTGATTGCCACGTTGAACTGAACTTTTGATCTTCCTTGTTCATCCGTTCCAAGATCATACGGCTCCTGAACTGGGGAAATGGCGAGATAGAAGGCAGACATTAGCTGATCCCTGTGTCTTTCTTGATGACTTGAACCATCATCTCGCCGATCTTTGGGATGTTCTTGTACAACGGACGTTCAAGATACTTCGCTTCACCCACCTTATGGTGGAAATCGAGATTCTCGTGTTGGACAACAGCATATCCAACATCGAATCGGTTGGTTTCTCCCCCATGGTTTCCAGACCCAGCAGGACCACCGAATCCAATCTCAGCACGAACTCTTTCTGGGTCTTCATCAAGTTTCACGAATCCAGAAGCACGGAGAATGCCATCACGAACTGGCACATAGTCTCGCTTGCTTTCCGTCATCGTGAACTCAAGACCAAGATACAAACCTCGACGCGCTGCTTTGGGAAAAGCTGTTGCAAACAACTTGACATTCGCCATGAACTCGGGCACTCCCTTCAGGGCGAACTTCGGCTTGGCCATCAGGCTGCGTCCTCTTTCTTCCCAGGAACCACCATGTCGAGAGCCTCGGTGTAGTATCTTCCGATCTCGGGCCAGCGGAACGAGGGGTGAGAAACAAGCTTCATCCCACGTTGCGAAAGCTCTTCTCTCTTCTCCTTGCTGTTGTACAGCATGTCCAATGCCGAGACTACGTTGAAGACGTTGACCACACCGCCGACCACATTGACTTTGTTTGGAGTGACCTGGGTGGTTGCACACTTGACCTTGACCACAGCATCCCGAGTCCACTCACCAAGAGCTGACCAATCGGGAACGATCTGAGGAACACCGCACGCCATTCCCTCCATCGTCGTGAGACCCCACCCCTCTCCAAGAGTAGTGGTCAACTGAACATCGAAGGCACTATAGACGTAAGGAAGAAGACTCTCGTTGACACCAAATCCAATTTCGGGTTCAACGACTATCAACCACCCACGTCCCTCTGGATCGTAGTACTGCTTGAGCTGCTTGACGTCGTATCCCATGTCGCCAGTTGGGCAGAGTTGGAGAAAGAGATACGCATCCTGGATTCGACAATCGCGAATCCACTTCGCGAATGCTTCGATCGTGAGATCCAAACGCTTCCGAGGTTGGTTCCGATTCAGATTCCCTACGATGAATCCGTTCATCATGTGCTCAGGGAGACCAAGGAACTTTCGTGCCTCAAGTTTCGGAATTGGTTTGTACAGATCGAGATCTACACCGAGAGGAATGATTGCTGCCTTTGTTGGAGTAAGTCCTCCGTTGATGGCCTCTTCGACTCCGAACTTGGTCCAGAAGATTGCCATCGCCAACTCGTTCAAACGATACTCGTTAGCTCGGCAATTCTTTCCGTCAACCGCAAGTGCCCCAACAATGGGGCACTTCCAGTTGCTTTCCTTGTCCAAGATTTCCTTGAGGTATGCCGGGATATTCCAAGGATCGTTCTGGATCACCACGACATCGGGCTTGAAGTCGTTGACCACTTTCGCGGTCCGCCCAACACCGAACCAATCTCCTCCCGGCCAGCAAGGAAAGACTGGATACGGATAGTTGTGTGGGTCTCCGAGGTAGTTCAGGCCAAGAACTCCAACATCCCAGGTTTCCTTCAGCACATCAAGAACGTGGTGGGTCACTCTGGCAAAACCAGTGGAGACTACCGCATCCCCAATCCAGAGAAGTTTGCGCTTCACGTCATCCCTTCCTCTCTACGGCTCTGAGCCGCAGTTCATGATCCGCCGCCTGTTTCTCGACCCGATCTGCTGTCATCTTGACGATTGTCAGATCATTCGCGAGGTTGTGTACTCGCTGGTAATGAGCGTCAAGTCTTTCGGGATCGAAACCTTCGATCTTCATGATGTGTTCAGGCTGAAGTCGGTCGATCTTTTCTTCGACCCTCTTCCGCCACTCAGTCCAGTCACGACCGACGAACTTAAGCACCCCGACTCCCACAGCGAGACCAGTTCCGAGGCCACCTGTCCCTGCCACAACCAACGCAATGACTTCTGGGGCGATCACAGATTTCTCCTGAAAGGAAGCAGTGATCCATCTTGCTGAACCTGATACTCGCGTCCATCTCGAGAAGTGACAACCTCGCCCGCCCGGGCACGGAAAACGGATCTCACGTATCTTTCAAGATCTTCCTTCTCGATCTGTTTCCTTTCCTGAAGAGCTTCCACAGCAATCCGCCGCTGATCTGCTTCGCGTCGTCGATCGTTCACTCGACGTCTCCGACTTCTTGGCATCGAACTACTTCACACCTCTCGGGCTGTGACAGGCCTCATACGCAGCAGCAAAGTCCTCGTCATCAGCACGATCGCGACGTGCAGCGTCGAGCGCCACATCGCAAGCAGCACGTCGACGCTCAACATCCATGATGTACTCACTGAAGCTGCCGTACGCCCCGAACTTCTCTTCCTCTGCCTTGTCGACCGCGACAGCAGCCTCCTGCTTCGCAAGTTCCTTTGCGGCGGTTGCCTCACTCGCTGCTGTCATTCCGTAGGCACCAGCCAAGAGAGACAGGCCGATACCAAGCAGCTTGACGATAGCGAGGATCACGTCTTTGTCGAGGACGTTCGCCCAGCTCACTTGGACCCCCGGAGCCGAAGAACGAAGTCGGCGACAGCATCAAGCTCTTGCTCGTTGAACGGATACGCCGGCATCGCGCCCTTCTTCCCACGCCGAACCCACTCCTTGATCTCTTCACGAGAAGAGCGGGAGTACCGGAGATCACCCTGACGCTCGTTGTGGCAGGCAATGCACGGAGGCTTGGCATTGTAGAAGATGGCCGCACCAAGGTCTCCTCCACCTCCTGCCGCAAGGACCAGCGCGACGCCGACGCCGACGATGCCCTGAGCCATCATCTTACTCCTTCGGGGGCTCAGCGTTCCACGCGGCGTCGACGAGGCCGACCTGCACGAACACTGCTCCGAGAACCGTGACTGCGACGGTCCCACGTGCGCACCACTCACCGAGTGTACAGGTACTTCCTCCCAGCCACGCGTAGGCCGCGAGGAGCGTCGCGGTAAGCGCTGGCGAGTTGTGTGCGAGGAACTTCCAGAGCACCGAATCCTTCAACCAGTCGCTCTGCGCCTCTGCTCTCCAGTTCGCGTCGACGAAGCCGAGCGAGACGAGAACGCCGGCGACGGCGACTGACGCTTCTGCTGCGGTCTGATACCCCAGACCTGACAGAACACCAGAAACGATCACACATCCGAGAGCGAGCCACCGTTTCTTGCCGGCGAGCGCCCAGTAGAGGTTGTACCAGCGCTCTCCGAGCTTGCCTTCGGCAGCTGCCCGAACCTGGCCAGTCAGCCACTTGAGCCCCGCCTTCCTGATCAGCGTTCGAATCAATCCGTTCATGTGCTCCCTCCCTCCCTCAGCGAGACCAGACGATCTTGCCTTCGACTCCGTGGTCGCCATGCTGCCAGTCCTTGTAGGCCCCGGCTTGAACCGAGAAGCCTTCGGGCAGCCGCACGACGAACGACACCTTCGTCACGTTCTCGATCCGCGTGCCGTCATTGTCATACACGTGATGGGCTACAGCCGCGAACGTCTTCCCGGGCTCGAGCTCCGCGAGACCGAGATCGATCGCAGCCTGCGTCTTCGGATTGACGAAGGTTCCGAGACCCTGCTGGTTGTACTGAAGAGCGAACGGATCCGTGACCTTCGGAACAGGCATCAGAACCACCCTCCGCAGACGCGCGGATCGCCGACGGAGCAGAGCTGACAGTTCCCGTTATTCGGCTTGAACTGGAGAGGGTTGTTGTTCGCGTACTCGCACGTCGCGCCGTTCCGAGCCACAAGCTGTGTACCTCCGGTGAGATATGCCTCGCACGCCGCACGCTCCTCGCACTTGAAGCCCGGACACTCGTTCCGCACCGGGCATCCACAACGTGGCTGACCACCGATGTCACCCATCCCGATCGCCGCGCAGTAGTCACACGCGTGCGGCGCCACCTTCGGCGTGCAGTCGACGACGTTGCCGTGTGGAACACACCCGAGCTCCCACCGCGGCTGACCGATCTGATCAGAGCCCCAGCCATCAGGCAGCGTCTCCGCAGTCCACACCTTCGGTGGGAGTGGAGCCGTGCAACTCCCACTCGTCGGAGGTGGATCGACAGGAGGTGGAGTCGGATCACCTCCAACGAACGTGTACCAGCCGTGAACGGTGAATGCTCCGTCTCCCGTGATGAGGCACCCGTTGCCGTAGAAGAAGAGCTTCGACGCATTCCAGTCCTTCGAGCTCGGCGAGCGTCGTACCCAGAGATGATCCGCTTTCTGCCCGCTGCTCGAAACCGCTTGGCTCGCTGCGATCCCAGCCTTCTGCAGCTCCTTCGAGATGAGGAGGTATCCCTGGTCGATCTTCGAAGGACCTCCCGCCATGCAGTCGCCGGACCATGCTGATGGACAGACCTGCTTCGCAGCTGCCACCGCGTTCCACACGGCGGACTTCCACTCGCTCGGAAGACTCTGATCCGCAGCCTGCTGCCAGTTCGCATCGTCGTTTGCCGGAGCTGACATCGCCGGGTCAAGAACAGGCGAGCACTCAGTCTCTGTTGGTGGGGGAGTCGGCTCAGGCTTCGCCGGGCACTGAGCAGGTCCTCCCACCACATTGATCACGCCGATGACCTGCCCCTGCTGGTTGTACACGGGGCACGCATAGAGCCACGTCCGGGAATCCGGAGGAAGGTGCCAACAGGAGTGGGTCTGGCCCTCGACGCACTGAGGCTCTGGTGGAGGAGGGGTTGGTGTAGGCGTCGGAGTCGGAGTCGGAGTTGGAGTTGGAACAGGCCCCGGAGGCCGAATCGGTCCGCAGGAACTCACTCCCGCGAGCGCCAGCCCCACGATCAACCGCCGCAGCATCTCGATCATCTCGGCACACCCTCCTTCTCACACGCCCGACGCGAACTGAAAGTGCATTGGATCAGGCCGATGGAAGCGCCCTCCCCAGGTCCATCCGCACGACTCGAAGACCTGAACGATCCCCGCAGACATGTCCCCCGGGGTTCCGAGGGCATTCGTCTCCGCGTTGAAGTCCAGTGCAGCCCCGAAGGAATGCATCGACAACTTCGTAGTCGATCCCCTCTGGGTCCTCCACGTGTACCCACCATCGTACGTCTTGAGGAGTGCCCACAGACCCTCCCTCTCGAGCAGAGCGAAGACGCGCTCCGTCTCTTCCGCAATCACGATGTTCACGCGAGCGGCCTTCGCGAGCGTCTCCTTTGCCCATCCGAGTGGAAGGGGCCGAGGAAAAGAGACCTTCGTCATCTGCGCTTCCCAGAGGTGAGAGAGTGTCCCGTCCTCCCGAAGAAAGCGAGCCGGATCCCCGTATACGTGGAGGACACCCGCGTAGGAGGTGGGAGCGATCACGGCGTACACACTCCCTCAAAGGGATACGCAGGAGGACTGCCCGAGCCGAATAGACATGCAACCTCCGTCGAGGTCAGAGCCCGGTTCCACGAACCCCACTCGTCCAGTTCCGCAACGGTACTTTCTCCGAAGAGAGATCCCGCGACGTCCCCACCTAAGTTGATCCCGACAAGATTGTCAATCAAGTTGTTCTGTGATCCAGCGCTCGAGGTGGTTGGGCCAGCACCATCAAGCCACGCACGGAGCAACTTGTCCGCAGGATCATAGGTCATCACGAAGTGATGCCAGGCACTGTCGTTGACGGTTCCGGTCGGGCTTGAGACAAGGACCCCACTCGCGCGAACAAACCCGAGCATACGGCTGTTGCTTTGCGCATCCTGAATCCGCCAACTCGAATTCGATGTCGTGTCCTCTCCAGACAAAACCGACAGACCTGAATCCGAGATGTCCGTCCGGAGCCACACCGACCAAGAAGCCCCCGCCCCCGAAACTCCCGCAGCGTAGCTGATGTTGTACGCAGCAGTTAGCCTCCCCGATGTCGAAGAGAAGATCGCAGCGTTGTTCAGTTTACCTGCAGCGAACGTCACCGTACCAGAATTCGTAAGAGGATTCGCCCCGTGGGAGTCCGCTCCGTCAGCATCGAGAGTGTAGTACGAAAGCAGATCCGTAAGGAGTGTTGACGGTTCCTCCATTACTGCAATGCCTGAGGCAACGCCAGGGGTAGTCTCGGTCGTCCCAACTCCCATGCTCACGCTCTGGCCCAGAGCCCAGACCCCGAACAGCAAAACGCAGATCACTGCAAGGGAAGTTCGCTGGCGCATTGCTCTCCTTCAGTAGAGGCAGACGATGTTGGTGACCGTGGTCCCCGTCGCTCGAACCCTCTTCACGCGAACCGGGATCGTCGAGCCTCCCTTCGCCGCTGCGAAGAGAATGTTCGTTGCTCCCCCAGGAGCATCGATCCGGATGTTCCCGTTTGAGCCGACGTAGAGCGCGCGACACTCGTTCGACAGATCCACGGAGTCATTCGGCGTCACCGCCGCGATCGCGTAGATCGGCTCCGCCGAGTTCTTGATCGGAGTGAAGTTCTGGGCTTGAGCATTCGTCAGGTATCCGGCCAATCCTCCGAGGAGAATACCAAACACCCATCCGAGAAGCCAGTAGCGAGTCTTCATTCACATCCTCCTTTACGGCGTCGCCAGAGCGACCCAAGCGTAGACATCCGCTGCATTCTTCATGCAAGCCTCGAAGGTGTCGGCCACCCCAGCCCCTCCCTCCACAAACCAGAGAGCCCCTCGGGTTCCCACATCCCCACACGTCGGCTTGACGCCATCCGTCCGGAGTCGAATGCCTTGCTGGACTAGTTCCACCCGCACATCTTGAGCACTCTGCTGATAGCTCAGGGACACGGTTTCCGCAACAACACTTGCGCTCAGGGAGGCCGACACGCTGGGTCCGGACGTTCCGGGACCATCTACCGCCAGAGCTGCCACGCCCGGGGAGAAGTTCCATCCACCCTGGCGGGAGGTGGCATCCTCGTAAGAGTACGCCTGCGAGTTCGGTCCCAGCTCCAACTTCACCTCGTCATCTCCGGCGAGATAGGCGAGGAGAATCTGATTGGCGGTCAGGTCGACTGAAATGGAGCCGGTTTCGGTGGCGTTGAACGCGAAGAGACTGGACCCGAGCGCGCCAGCGAGTGCTGCGTTCCAGCCCGCGCCCTCAGTCGCGTTGCTCAGAGAATATGCTCCTGTCTGAGCTACCGGATTGCCCGTGAGCGTGACTGTAGTCGCCCCACTCGTCGCCGTGATCGGGAAGGTCGCAGAACCACCTCCTGTCTGGAACCACGACGGCGGGTTCGTGCTCGGATCGCAGAGCCAGAAAGAATCGTCGGTCACGTTGACCCAGCCGTATCCAGGCAGACACGTCCCCGACGGAGCGACATTCGCGTACTGCACGAGCACCGGACTCTGTCCACTCTGAGCGGTCACGAGACCGGCTGCCAGGGCCAACACCAGCGCTGCGAACGTCGCCATCTTCCTCATACCGATCTCCTCTCGTACTTCCACTCGTGTCCCGGGAAACTCTCGAACTGGAAGAAGCGATTCCCAATCCCGCTCTCATTCCCGATGTGTTGGACCATGGACGGGGCCGACGCGAGGAAAAACTCCGCTCCGCGTTCACGCCCCCACTGCTGGAGCTTGAGGTCGTGTCCGTGATCGCGGACTCCGTTGTACTCCGGGTCAGGACCGAGCCACTTCGCGAGCTGTTCCGCAGTCTCTCGTCTCCAGACCAGCGCCTGCGCTCCGTAGAACGCGCCGACCGGATACAGCCAGTAGTCTCGTCCTTTCCGCACGGCCGAGACGATCTGTGCGTAGTTCGCACCGAGTGCGTACATCTCGAAGCCAGGATTCGCTTCGAGCCACGCGACGGCGTTTTCAAGGAAGTCGTTCACGAAGTCGAGGTCATCCTCAAGGACCATCGTGTACTTCGCGGTCTTGCGAATCGACGCAACCTCGATGCAGGTCTGCGCGTTCTGGTGGAGGGTGCGCTCAGCACCATCGACAACGAAGAGCGAGTCGAAGTGAGCGGACTTGTGAATGCCTGCTCTCCGAAGGTTCTCCATCGTCTCTTCGAGGAAGTCCTTCCTCGGAGCCCTATCCCTCGTCTTGATCGCGATGCTAACCGTCGCTACCATGGAAGACCCACGATGTCGAGCTCTCCTTCAACGTCGATCCAGCTACGGCCGATGTGAAGGACAGCAACCTCCTCTGGAACTGAGACGATCCCATTCGGCTGCCTCATGCTTACAGGGCCGAGATGCTGCTTGAATCCCCGAGCCTCGTAGAACGGGACCAGGGGCTCGAGGGAGAAGAGAATCACGCCATCGCGCCCCCACTTGAGCGCGAGCTCTCGAGACTGCACGAGCAAGGCCGTCGCCAGCCCCTGATTCCGGAACTTCGATGCCGTCCAGACCCCGCCTACACCTACAAGGCGAAGCCTCTCTCCGTCCGCATCGACTTCTCGATTGAAGAGCTCCGCTCTCGCGAGGACTTCGTCATTCAAGCGGACCTCGAGGACAGCCTCTGGCTTCTTCTGGCCGACGATCCCATCTCCCCAGCGGGGCAGCGCTTTCACAGGACCCTCCTCCCAGCGAAGATCGTGTTTGTCTCACCGAGGTCTTCATAGGAACCGAGGACGGCGAGGACGATGTTGTGAGCTACGAAGGAGTCCTGATACTCCTTGACTGTCCGAGAGATCGAGTATGGCGAACGCACAGGCCGACCTCCTCGTCCCTCCGTGTTGTCTACAAGGAGCATCAGCCCGCCGGGCCGAAGAACCCGCTTGATCTCGCGGAGCGTTGCCTCGTACATCCCGCCGGAGACATCGAGGATGGTGCTCAACACCATGCAGGCGAAGACGACGTCGAACGTCGAGTCCTCCTCAGGGATCTTTCCATCCTGATAGAGCTTGAACTCGCCTCGAGGATGCTTCTCGCGGCAAATTGCAAGGAACCGCTCCGTTGGATCGATTCCAACAACCATCCCGAGATCGTTCAGGTCGGAAGTCCACCGACCGACCCCACATCCGAAATCGAGGATAATTGGTGTTCGACGGATCTCCTGCACGAGGGGAGCAAGCGCTTCTCGGAGCCGAGGAAGAATCGCTGCTCGCTGCTTCGCGAGGATCTCTGCCTGAGCCTCCGGCGTCTTGTGGCCGACGTGAAGCACAGCTCGCTCGCCGAGGAGCTTCGCCCGTGCCTCCCACGCTTCATTCCGCTCCGCCCAAGTCGCGCTCACTCTTTCATCCTCTCAAACGGAGTGTTGATCGTCAGCGCCACCGGCGGCTGCGTTCGTCCGGACCACACCCAAAGCCAGACCGGAGCGCCGAGGATCAAGGCAAGCCTCTCGGAGAGAGTCGGGACCCACCTCGAGATGCAGATGCCGTTCGACGTCTGATGGACGGCAAGCGTCCCGCACTCCTCCTCGGTCATTCCATTCGGCCTCTGCAACTCGACCGTCTGTTGAGGAAATCTTGACGGCTTCACAACATCCCTTCCTCTCTAGGCCGATTCGGCCTGGGCTTTAAGTGATTCCTCATCCCGAGGGACCACGATTGTGCTCGCCACCTTCTCGCGCTGCTCGTAGAAGTTGGGCTCTTTGCAGAATCCAACTCCGTACATTGGAAGATCCTGAAGATCAGAGACTCCACGAAGGCACGGAATCACATGAACTGGAATCTTCGACTTGAGATATGCTTGACTCAGGAGAAGATCGTCCATCTTCGTTTCAGGATCAAACGGGAAATGGTGCAAGACGCGATTGAGATCTTGTCTCCTCACCATCTCACCACGACCCAACGAGAGGAAGAGCCTCGTCGGTGTTGTGATCCCGTGTCCGTAGATCTTTGGCCACTGCGAGTAATGACCACGAACTGCCTGACGACCCTCGACAGTGACCACCCCACCGAGCTCGTCGTGCCAACGAACGAGATTCTCGATTGTCTTGTGATTCACTGCAACATCGTTGTCGAGAAAAAGGACTCGGTCTCCTCTCGCCATGAGTGCTGCCAAGATCCGGGCCTGGCACCCAACATTCCTGTGTGACTGGATCACGTATGCACCATGAACATGAATCAGTTCAGGATCGTTGTTCCAGATAAGGACCTCATCAATTCTCATGGAACCATGATCCAACGAGTAGATGATCCTCCTCAGATTATCTCGACGTTGAGAGTAGAAGTGCGGGATGACAACAGTGATCATCCGAGAGTCACCTGAAGGAAGTATCGCTGATTTGTTCCAGGGTTGATGGACCCACGAATGGAAATGATGGGCCCCGTCGTGTCATCCTGAAGAAACAGCTGATCACGGAAGTCGAGAGGCTCCTCACGTCCTGCCGCACCAATCGCAGGGAATGGACGGAGGAAGGTGATCATCGCAGTCACTGAGATGATCTGACCTCCCTCGGTGCGCACTTCTCTCTTTGATCGGTCGACGACCCCCTTGTATTTACGAGTCGCGCCGAAGACTGGCTTCCCAAACAGGTCTTCGTCGATCCATGGTCTGCAGCGAATGGTCTCCTGGACTGCTTTCGTTACGGAGTCCAGAGCAGCGATCGCACTGTCGAAGACTTGAGCAGTGTTCACAAGATCTCAGCAACCAGACCAGTGTACGGAGCCTCCTTGTCCCGCGGATCGAGCAACCAGCTGGGGACAAGAATCATGATCACCGAACTCGGAACTTGTGCATGGAGAATCGCCTCTTTCCCATAGTTCTTCGGAATCACAGAAGCAACTCCACCTTCACTAGAGGAACTTTGCTCGCGGAATGATGTGGACACACCACCAGCACTGATACTCGAGACTCCAATTGCCTCAACCGATGCCGGGTTGGCAGTGAGATCGTTCTCCGCAAGCAGACGTGCGTATTCTGCCTGAGCGCACTTGAGCTCTTGTGGGATTACACTGTTTGCGATTGGCCAATCGTTCCTGTTCTTCATCGACATACGTGGCCAACGAAGAGCCTGAACAGAAGGATTGGTTGGATTGCCTGTCCAAGCAGCTGGCATCCCATCCAAGAGCCGCGTCGCCATTTGTGCAAACGCCTCTTTGTCAGCAGTCGAGACTGTCGCCCAGCCCGATGCGTACGGATTCGAGGCCAGACATGCGTCCATCTCGGCCACCGAAGCGTATGCGTTGGCGTTCGCAGCTCCTGGAGTGGTAATCAGTGGCACTGCAACCCTCCTCTACGTGCCGTAGGACCACCAGCGTCCGCCTACGGATCCGCCCGGGACGACGGGCACGTTGACTACGTGTGGAGGTGGAACACGCCGCTGCGCCCGGCGTGGTCGCTCCGGATCAGCGGGACCGCGATCTGGAAGGCCTTGAACTTGATGATGAAGCCTCCCTCGATGTCCCACTGAACGGATTGCAGCGGCTCGCCCTCGACCAGCGCGACGACGTCTCGCGTGGCCTGGCACATGACGACGTTGTTGTTCGGCAGCTGATCCGCGAGGGTGATCATGCTGAGACGGTCGACTTCGAGCAGACGCTGCCGGATCGTCTTGTCCGAGTTCGCCTTGAAGTCGTTGTCGAACTTCGTCGAGATGTCCGCAGGGATGTACAGCCAGTACGGACCGTACATCCGGTCACCCTCGAGCGTCTGGATCATGCGCAGGATGTCCGCGAGGATCTGCTCCCCGGTGACGCCTGCGCCGGACCAGTACGCCGCGAAGCCACCCGCACCGAACGTGCCCTGGTTGCGGTCAGGATGGGTGGTGTACCCGTAGATCGGCGCACTGCCGAACGTCGGGCCACCCTGGAACAGCATCTCCTCGAGGCGCTCGGCCACGAGACGACCCGCGACGCGAGCCTGCGTGGTGTCGAGTGACTCACCAGTGGTACGCGAAGCGGAGAGGTGCCGCAGGTTCAGGTTGAAGTCCTTGTGGGTGATCGGGAGCGGAACCGACAGGAGCTCGAACTCGACACGGTCATCTTCGCTCCGGTCCACACCAGACAGCGATGTGATCGCCGGCTCCATGTCCGTCACGGTTTCCCACTGGACGATCGTCTTGCCCATGGCATTCGGGACTGCGATCGTCAGTCCTGCCGCCATGAGATCCGCCACACCCCTGAGTCGGATGTGCCCTTCCTCGACCAGTGCCAGGTCGAGGTGTTCCCACTCGTTCTTCCGCAGAAGATCGAGGGTACGCAGCTCCTTGGGCGAGATCGGTCGCCCATCAAGCATCGCTCGCATGAGCTTCTCACCGGCCCAGCGACCCGACGCCCCACCATAGAAGGCGCGACCCGTGTCCACGGCCGCGCTCTGTCTTGCCTTCGCCATCTTCTTTCCTCCTTCTCTGAAACTAGGCTGCGCGGCCTAGACGATCTCGACGCGGATGCGAGGGTTCGCCCCCGCGCTGTTGTCGACGCTCTCCAGCGCTCGAGCGAGGCGGATCCCCGCCGCCACTCCCGTCGCCGTCAGCTCGCCGGTGGTGTTGCCCGTGAGGTACGCGCCCTTCGCGACGTTCTGACCGCTCGCGAGGAACGCGTAGACGCGCTGGCCGGGGCTGAACGTCCCGACCTTCACGTAGTCGCCGACGGCGTAGGCCGTGTCGATGTCCTTCCCCAGCTCCTCGCGTTCCAACGCGAAGGCCGGAGCGACGTTCGCCGCGTCGTCGGCGTTCTTCTTGACGCCCGTCGTCGTGAGCTCGAGCAGATGCCCCGGCGTGATCGCCTCGAGAGCCGTCTCCTCTTCGTTGATCACGGGCGCACCCGTGTACATCAGTGCGATGACTCTGCGTGCCATCTACCTTCTCCTTTCCTTGGTCGCCCGTGCTAGGCGGACTTCTTGCGGTGCTCGAGGACCCGAGCCTTCATGTCGGGCGGGGTCGGGATCTCCTCGGTGTTGCCCTCCGCTGCCCGCGGAGCCTGGGGCCCGAAGTCACGTGCAGGCTTGATCGCCAGCGCCGCGAGCTTCTCGAGCTGTGGAACGTCCATCGCGTTCAGATCGTCCTCCTTGTAGACGGTCTGAGCCGCCTTCAGCTTGGTGACGAACTCCGTCTTCTTGGCAGCCGCAGCCGCCTTGTGTTCGGACACGATCTTCGCGATGTCGGGGTTGGCCATGAGGAACTCCTGCTGCTTCTGCTCCGGAGTCTTCTTGGCCTCGGCGTCGTGAGCCTCGAGAATGGCCTTGACCTTCGGATCGAGCTCAGGCTCGGGATCGGGCTCGTTGACCTTCTCGACCTGCTCCTCGATGTGCTTGATCGCTTCGTCCGAGAGCTGCTCCAGAACCGCGGCATCCGCGGTCTTGAAGCAGGTCTTTCCAGACGCGATGATCGCAGCCACGCGTGCCTTCTTGTCCATGCTTCTCGCCTCCGCGGATGCGTGATGTGAACTCGCGCTGCTGCATCCGCAAGAAGCAGCACGAGAGTCTGATGAGCGCCCGGGTCCACGCTTGCGGAGGTACCAATCGCGCAGGTACTGCTTCTTGTTGAACGCCGCACCGCGAACCGTGTGCTCCGCGAGGAGCTCGACCACGAAGTCGTCGAACTCGGTCTCGTCTCCAGCGTACGCCGAGGCAGCCTCGAAGGTGATCTTCCGGATGACTGCCTCCGGCTGTCCGTCGAGTTCGACGGTTCCGTCTTCGCCAATCGCGTACATCTGCGAGTACATCTTCCCGTCGGGGGCCGTCCACACGAAGTGATCATCGAAGACCGCTTCGATGTAGCCGCCCGCTTGGGCAGTGAAGGATGCGGGAGGGGACATCGCCGAGATTTTCGAGTAGAGCGCTGTGCGGATCTCGTCGTAGGACATCTCGGCAGAGCGGAGGACTGTTTGCAACGGTCCGGCGTTGGCGTGTGGCTCTATGAACGCGACGAGCTCTCTCGCAGAGCCGCACCCCATCGCGATTGAGCATGCCCCGGTCACTCCCTCGGGGAGGAATGCCAGATGATCACTGGAGATGTCGCGCCACACGAAACCGAAGTTCTTGTTTCCGAGGCGTCCTCGCTTCGGTTCGGCAACGACCTGCGTGCCAACTGAGACCTCGGTGGTCTTGCCTTCCTTGATCGAGGCCAGGAGCTTCTGAGCCTCCTCGCCCATGTTCACCATCTTTTCCTGATCGATGTATGCATCGACCAGCAGCTTCTTGTCCTTCATCCTGGCGTTGAAGACAGTTCCGATCTGAAACTGCTCCATCACTTCAGGACTGTTGGCAGAGACGAGCTCCTCGTTGATTCGAGGATGATTGAGCATGACCGGGCGACCATTCCACTGGCTGAGATTCTTCTCGATCTCCTCAGCAAGCACCAGCTCAGGCATCTCTGCGTTCGACGCGTGGATCACTCCCTCCATGAGAGCGACCACCGGAACAACCAGATGATCCCGACCCTGGTACTTCTTGGTCGTGATCTCACCCTCGCGCATCCCACGCGAGCGAGCAGCGTGCTTGAACATCTGGATCTGCTTCTCACGCTTCTCAGCCTCTTCCTTCGTGTCGTAGGAGCCGAGCTTCTTGCTGCCATCGTGGCTGTAGAGGACGAACTTGCCATCCTCTTCCTTGATGACAGCAGCACGCGATTCAAGAAATCGGAAAACCTCCATTATCTTGCCTCCCTAGGCATCGCCGAAAGATTCAGAGACATCGATCTCCCCTCTTTCGGCCATCACATTGATCTTCTTCAGATCTTCATCAGTCTCGGGAATGAGGATCGTGATCTCTTCACCATCCTCGTCAAGCTCAATCTCCTTTCTCACTTGATCCCTCGAATAATGATGAACTCTTTCTCCTGGTACTGAAGTGCGCCCTGGCCTCGCCAGGTGCGCGACTTGTGGAACGTGAGGATCTGATTTCGCGTGAACGTCTTCGTTCTCACACGACCTCGTTTCTCCTTCGTTCCCTTCGCGAATCGTTTGGCGATGTGACGATCAGGAGTCCAAGATTCCAAGACCCCACGAATCGCGACATTGCCCACCATCCCACGCTTCAGTGTGATCTTCTTCCCATCCCACTCAGGGTGGTCAGGATTCAACTGACCAGAAGGAAACATCGTTCGTGCGTCTTCCTGAGTCTCGCGATACATCCGATCCACGAGTGCGTCTGCCCGACGGACCGACAACTCGTTCTTCGGGTGACCAGCAGGATTGTGGATCACAGCATCAGGAGAGAAGCGCTTGTTCACAGCCTCCTTCAACTGAGTCGCACCATACGAGGTACTGCTAGATTTCCAGGAGTTCGC